GGTGCCATCAGTGCTGCCAATTCGCAACACGCTGACGCGCCAAGGAGCGCCGGTAGAATTGATTGGCACAACAAACGGGATGGGCGTAAAAGCTGGAATTGGTGTGCTGGCGCTGGTAGCCACGGCCCCAACACCCACTTCAACATAGCAAGGCTGGTCGCACCAGACTACTACGCCTTGTGGGCCAGGGGGCCATGCAGTCGTATTTCCAGCGCTAGCACCGGCAGTTGCAGTGTAGGCGGGGTAATCCGCTTTGCTCATCGGGTTTAGAAGTTCCATGATGTTTCCTTATGCCAAGAATTTCAATTTGTACAAAGTCCGCAGATAAATCTCAACGATATTATCTATCAACTGTTGTAGCGATGAGTCTGATTTATCACAGACATTGTACCGAGCACCTTCAATCTCAGCCAACGAGTCTTCTAAGAACTCAATCACGTTGCTGGTCTTCTTTGCTGAGTGCAGGGTGATCGGGCCGATTAAACCGTGACGGCCTTGGTAGGCTTCGGCAAAATCATCAGCCGCACCAACGATGCGGTCATAGAAAATGTTGAGCGCTTGGTGCTTGCTAAAACTGCGAGTGTTCAAGTGAACGCTGTGCGTCACATCACGGGCTAGAAATAGCAAGCCTAAAAAATCAGCGGGTTTCATTGTGGCATTCCTTCAGGTGGCATCATTTCCATAGGCATGGATTCATCACGCATTTCAGGCATCTGGTTCATCATGCTCTGCGACTCCATCGCCGCAGCAACCACGCCCATCGCAATGTCCTGAATCTGCTGCTCAGTCATGCCAGCTTGCACAGCGGCAATGCGCTTGGTTTCGGCATCGTACACTTTGACTTGGGCTTCAAGGTCTTTGCGCTGCATGTCTTGCATCTCAATGGACTTGCCCACGTTCTGGATCATCTGGTGCATCTGCTCCATCTCTTGGCCCATCGCTTGCATCTGCTGCTGCGCGGCTTGCAGTTCTGGATTGTCCTCGCCGTCTGACATGAGCTTAGGATCAATGGTCTTGGCAAAGCGTTTAGCCATTTCCTGAGCGCCAGGCCAGTCCATGTTCTTGACAAACAGATCGCCGGCTACCGCCCACAGTTGCGGGTTGCCTTGCAACAGTTGGGCCATTGCCTCAAGAGCCTCTTGGCGCTTGGTCGCGTAGCCTGGGCCGGTGGTAGCCACGACATCGTACTTGCCAACGCCAGGGTTGTAGATTTTCTCCATCACAATGCCGCGCTCGTCAACGATCTTGTTGACTGGCTGATCTTGGTCAGGGTTGATCTTGACCATCTTTGTCTCGCCATCTTCACCGATGATGCGAGCAATGCGCTGGGTGTCGTAAATTTTCGGGATCAAGTCCACAAGCTGGCGGGCCACGTGCCGAACGCCACGGGCCAAGTTGTCGCCGTAGTGGTAGGTGCCCACATCGCCCTCGCGCTGACGCGCAAGAATTGCTTTGCCGCTTCTCTCATTGCTGCCCATGCCCAAAGATGCGTTGTATTGGCCGGTTGTGGACTTAATGTCCTCAGAAGCGCCCGCTTTGGCTTGCAGCAGGCCGCTAGAGGCCATCGGTGGCTGTGCCCTAGACGGTAGCGGCAAAACAGCGCCTTGGCCGTCTGTGACGTCTGGGTTGACCTCCAGATACGGCCAGTTGGTCGTATTTGCGGTCTTCCACTTGTCTTCGTAGCCTTCAAACTGCCCGCCGTAGCCAATAAATGGCGCTTTCGGGGCCAAGGCTAGCATTTCAGCTTCTTGCGAAACCCAGTAGTTGTACATGCGCTGGGCATCCTTGGCGTTACGCACCAAGCCCGACACATACAAGCGGCCATCGACTTCAAACTCGTTGCCAACGATGCGAATGACGGGGATGTATTTGCCCGCCCAATCGCGCTTCTCAAGGATTTCGTAGCCGTTGATCTTGCAGTACTTGACCTTTTGGCGGTCAGCCTCGCGGCTGCGCTTGGGCTTGCCGTAGATGGCTTTTAGCTGCTTGTCTTCGGGTGTGCCCTCAAAGGCGGTAATGTTGCCAGGGTACAGGTTCAGCGTAGCGCGGTCGTAGTCGATGTAGTAGTAGTCTGCAACGCGAATCGTGTCTTCGTTGAGCCAGTTGCTGATCGACTGGTCGCCCACGCCTAGCGATTGCAGCGTGGTGATGGGCGCTGCGTCTGGGTACTGGCGCTCGTACTCTGCACGGGTCAGGTCTTCAGTGATGAAGCAATACTTTGCGTCCGCGCCGGTCGGGTCTTGGATCATCGGGTCCATGTAGACCGAGAACGAGTTGCGGATGCGGCCAATCTTGATGTCTTGGTCAAAGGTGTTGTCGTCGCAATACTCGGTGAGCAGGCGCAAGTAGCCTTCGCCGTAGGACACTTGGTTTTCGCAGGCCGTGTCGTAGGCCACATCAGCATCCGAGATGTACTCGATGTGCCGGATCATGCCATTGAAAATGTCGGCGACTTCCACATCGGCGTTGTCGTCCACGGGGATGACTTTGGCGCCTGGGCGGTTTTGCCGCTGGTCGTTTGTCACCTGACGCACATGCTGCGGCAGCTTGTTGATTGTTAGGCAGGGCCGTGCGTTGATCGTCTGCCCTTGCACCGCGCCGCGAGTCGCCAGCACATCGGCAGGCCACTGCCAGTGGTTGTCGGGCGAGCCAGCGTAGAACTTCAGGTCATCGACTTCATCTTCACGCGACTCAGACAGCGCCGAAACAGCCATGTCCAAACGCGAACGTGCCGTTGCCAACACATCCGCATCGCTTTTGTCTTTGGCCGAACCACCAACAGCAACGGCTGCGGCGGCGACTATGCCTGTTGGGTCTGCCATTATTTTTTCTTTTCTGCTTTACGCTTGACCGAGTAAGCAATCGCCACGGCCTGCTTTACAGGCTTGCCAGCAGCCACTTCGGCCTTGACGTTTTTGCGAAAAGCCTCGGGTGTTTTTGACTTGACAAGCGGCATGTTAAGACGCTCCGTGAATGATTGCAAAGTTGATTACAACCGCTTCGGATAAATTTCCACCACTGATGTTTCTCAGTGTAATCGTACAAGTGCCCGCGCTCATGCTGCTAATCCAGCAGTTGTACGCGCCCGATGTAGCACCAGAACTTACGTTCAAAATAATCACATCTTTAACGCTGATCAAACTGTTGGTCAGTGTGAAAGTTACATTGGTCAACGTGTTGAGCGTTGCGCCGTTCGTTGTAATTCGGCCCATGCTTGCATTAAGCGTGACGCCAGTTGACTTGCTTGTCTCTTGAGTTACCGCGCCTTGTCCAGCAAGGGCGTAGCCAATTTCTTCACTGGCATAACAAGTGGTGAACTCTGGGTCTAGGTATGCAACGCCAGTTGCTTTGGTGTTAGACATTATTTTTTCTTTGCAGTTTTAGCCGACTTTATAAAGTCTTGCTTGGTCGGCGCAGCTTTACTGCCAACCTTATTCATTTTTTCGCCAGAACCGGCTTTGATACGAGCCTGTTTTGCGTGAATGTTTGCGTAGAGGCCAGGTTTTGTTGCCATGATCAGCACTTCCATCGTTTAAGGGCTGCTTTAGCGCGTTCGCCGTCTTTGGCGTTGGCCGCTACGGCACCCATTCTTGCACAAAATGAATCCTTGCGGCCTTGATCTGCCTTGGTCTTGGGGTTTGGGGCCGGCGCCTTGAGGTTTGAGCCAGTCGCAGCGTTGTACTTGGCTCTACCCTTCTCGGTCAGGCCAGCGCCCTTAGATACGGGCAGTTTTTCACCGCGTCCGACAGACAAAGAAACAGTTTTTTTCGTTGCCATCTAGCTTCCCATCCAAGATGTGTTGGCCGAAGTGTCTGAATACGTTCGGCGGGTGGTTGTGCGCGCATTGTACTCGCCCCGATGGGCCACGGGAAAGGCAAACGTCACTGCAATAGCGTCCGCAGCGTCTGGCGAGGCTAAACCGCGTGATTTCATGTCTTTTTTCGACTCCAAAAAGATTGTTCCACGTGAATCAGGCTTCATCATAGGCGAAATCAAGTCCGTCTTCAAGAACCTGTCGTTCGGAATACTGGCCGTCTTGAGCCATTCCCGCATGTCGCCCCACATTTGCGCCCTCATGTTGCCGTACATGATCGGGTTTTTGGACTTGTTGCCAAAATTTACGCCCTTGATCTTGTAGCGCTGCTCTTTGAGCCTGTCCACAATGCCCGCCCCCAGCCCGCCCTCGTCAATGACGACCAGCGTGGGCTTGTATTCCTCAATGGCGTCAATCACATACCCCACCACGGTCATGGTGTCGTCGCCTCGGTGCCTGATGATCTTCACGATGTCGCGCCCCTGCCGCACGGCAATGACTGTCGCGTCCGCACCGAACCGCGCCGGATCGACACCGATCACAATGGGCGCGCTCATGTCTTGGTATTTGACCCGCTTCATGGCCTCGTCGACCGTATTGGCGCCGATGAACTGATCATCGCCCGCGCTTGGAAACTGGCCGTACACCTCGACGTGCGCCTGGGCTGAGTCCGGCCCGTACTCGTCGATGATCTGCTGGTAGACCGCCTTGTCTGTTCCTTCGACCGTGCGGGCGTCCACCACCTTGGTGTTCCAAAAGTCGCGCTTGGAGTGGAACGTCTCGTAGAAGTACCCCGTGTTGCGGCGGGGGTTGGAGAACGCAAACCAGAACCTGTTGGGCGTGTTCTCCGTAAAGAAACCTGCAGTCACCGCCCAGATGGCGTCATCAATACCACTGGCCTCGTCGAAGATGACCAGCACGCCGTCCATGTTGTGCACACCCGCAAACGCGTCTGGATTCTCAGCCGACCAGAGCCGGCCCTCAACGCCCCAGTACCTGGTGCCCTTACGCAAATCGCGCTCAACCAACTCGGTCAGCCACTTGGCCGGTTGCAGGCTGGTGGCGCTGACCTCAAACCAGTGGCTGTTCAGCCCCATCGCCAGCCACTTGGTAATCTCGGCCCAGGTCACCTTACGCAGCTGCGACTCGCTGTTGGCCGACACGATGGTTGTTGAGCCGATCCGCGTGGACAGCATCCAGATAACCAGCCATGAGACTAGCGCCGACTTGCCAATACCACGGCCTGACGCGACCGCTTCGCGCAGGGTATCGAAGTCAATCTTGCCGCCGTTTTGCTTGATGTGCGCCGCGATGTCTTGCAACACCTCGCGCTGCCATTTGCGCGGGCCACTGAAATGTTCCAGCGGCGTGCCCTTGACGCCCCACGGGAACAGCAGCATCACGAACGCCAGCGGGTTGTCCTTGATTTGGGGCGACCACAGCCGCGCCATCAACTCTTGTTCGTCTTCAGCGCTGTACTTGGTGGACTGCATCTAGTTGTGGCGTGAGGTATTCACTTGGGTTGTTCTCAATAACGTCCATGACGCGCCGCTCGGCTTCGGCCAAGGCGGCGGTGATTGAGATGCGCTGATCCACGTCGATGGTAATGGCCTGCTTGGCGACCCAACCGTGGACGTGTTGCAGAATTGCCAGGCTGGCTTTGGCGTCCCCCTCGGCGGCGGCTTTGTGCAGTTGGCGTGAGGCTTCTATCTCGCCATCAGCCTTGCCCTTTAACGCGGCAACTTCGGCGATCGGGTCAAGCTGGCACAGTTGGCGGTACTCGGTAGGCAACATGCCCGCAGCCATAGCCAAGCTGTCGCCTTTGAGGCCCAACTTGGCAGCATCGTAGATTCGGTTTAAGCGCGCCTCTGTCGCTTCGACTTTGCGCGCCTCAAATGGAAGCGAGTAAAACATGGATTCTCCAGCCACTGGTACGTGTGCGCGGATTTTATACTAAAAAAAATTTTGTTTGTAGCCCCTCCGTTACCGGCTGGCCCTGCCGCTCGGCCCTACCCCCACCCCCTAAGTTAGTAAGCGCTTACTTACAGCCTGGTATGTGAGCACTTACTAACATGCACCGCCCCAGTTAGCACTCACTTACAACCTGGTGAGTGAGTGCTGACTAACATCCTGGTTAGTGGGCGCTCACGCCAGATCGCATGGGTCATTTAGGCTAACCCAAACAGGTTGACAGCTTGCAACATGCGAGCCGGCCATGCGGCCACATAGCATGGGTCATTTGGGTCATGGCCTACATGTTGACCCATGTGGCACATGCGAGGGCTTTTGGCGCTCTCTGGGGGCTTTGGCGCGATGGGTCATTTGGGTCATTTAGCCATCAAATTTAAGTCGCTGCCTTATAACATTGCCACTGTATATATATACAGTATATTGATAACTTCATAATTCAACTTATCAATGACCCAAATGACCCAAACAATAGGCTTTTCATTGGGGGCGCGCATGTGTCAAACGCCCCTAATCTGGCGTCAAACTTTTAGCACAAATGACCCAAGTTTTTGTAAGCAATTCCATTACATAGGGTTTTGGAGGGGTCTTGTAAATCAATCACTTACAGCAACTGGCACGATTCTTCCCTGCTATATAGGTGAGAGGGTAGTAAAAATAAGCCCGTTCAAGTGCAAGAGAATCTGTTACAGTAGAGACTTCAACAACCAAAGGAGCTAGCAACATGACCAAATCAGAGCAACGCGAAATAGACCGAATCAAAGCCGCTGCACCCGTTCTAGGGTTTGACTACACGGCTCGCGCATTGTCCGCACTGTATCGCGCGGCACGCACAGCTAAAAGCCGCGATGAAATTTACAGCGTAGTTTATGCATATGGTGCTTACAAATCAACCGAATTCATCATCTAAGGAGCTAGCAACATGACTTCATTAAATTACATTGACCGCGTATTCACAGAGAACACGGGAGGCGGCACGATGGTTGACTTTGTACAGCTAAAAGATGGCCGCATTCTAGGCATCAACGACGAATATGTCGTGCTCTATGAAAGCCTTGAGGCGTTCTATGAGTGCTTACCCATCAACCGCGAATCCATCAACCTAATAGGCTAAATCATGACCCGCTATATCTTTACCCGCCGCCATGCCATGCGCGCCGCTATTTTGAACGCCGCCGGCGCTCTGGCGTTAATCGCCGGCGCCGTCGCGCTGATGCTTGCATATTTTGATGTTTTAGTTAAATAAAGGAAAACCGCCATGCTACGCTCACCATCAATCAAAACCCTAAAAATCATTTTTGGCGACAATGCCGCTCGCGCAAAAGCAATTTTGCTTATGAATCGTGAGCAATTGCTAAGAACGCCAGCCGGCGCCGCACGCGCTGCTGAGTGCTATAACCCGCCCACTACGCAAGATATCCGCATGGAATGCCTGAACGAACTAGGCGATTTTCATGGCGTTGAATATTTCGACACTAAACAAGGCGGGTGCATGTACTTGAACGCCGGCGACACTTACGCGCCCACATTGGTGCGGCATAACGGGGTTTATCGGGTTAGTTCATGGGGCGATATCGCTGAACGCCACGCCGCCTGACAATGCCAGCTTATGCGCCTTATGTAGGGCGCATAGGCGGGAAATTGTCCCGATAACAGTGGAGTAAATTATGATCCAGACAATCAATGTTTCAGACTTCCGCGATGCCTTTCGCGCGTATGGCCGGCATGAGCAATTCAGTTATGAGGGGCTTGGCGCTCTGTTTGACTATTTAGAAGACGCCGCGCCGTCCTATGAACTTGATGTCATAGCGCTTTGCTGCGACTACTCAGAAGATACAGTCGAGCAGATCGCAGAAGCCTATGGGCTGGAATTGCCGCCAAATGAAACAGAGGAGGAGCACCAGGCGGCCGTGCGCGATTACTTGGACGACCGAACCCAAAGTGTGGCCGAATTAGACGGCCGGTTTTTGTACTCTCAATTTTAAGGAAACCACGCCATGAACACAATCACTATCGGGCGCACTACTTACAAACTGCGCGACACATCAACCATTTTTGCAGACCATGCCAAGTGCACCGGTAAGCATAAAAAAGTTAAGGTAAAGGCTGATAAACCGCGTTTTTACCCGCCACAAGGCGCCAGCATGAGCACCGCCGATTATGTGCGCGCTTATGAGAACATGAACAGCAAAATCATGCCTTGGGACTGGCAACCATTGACCGAACACATCAGCCAAGTTCAAGGCGAAGACACTTTTGAGGTGGAAGCATGAAACAAGCAGACTACAACAGGCTCGAAGCCATGCTAGGCCGCGCGCAAGAATTGGCCGCGCAAGTGCTGAACGGGGAAGCGCCTGAAAGCGCCCTCGCTGAAGAAGTGTCTGGCGAATGTGCCGAATTGCTAGCGCTCATGGATGGCGACATGGCCGCGTTTAGTGAGCCTGATCTTATCGATCCCGAATTGCTGGCTTTGGCCGGCGCGTTACAGCCGGAGGTGCAAGTATGATAGATATGCGAGTTCCATCCTACGG